CTAAATCTGTCAGAGAATCTTTAAGCCCTGGTCAAAAGGCTTATGAAAACAGAAAGAAAAGAAAAGCAACAAAAGCAGGGAAACAAAGAGCTAAATACTCAAAAAAAGTTAGAGCTAAAATGAGAGGAAAATAATGCTTAGTGGAAGATTTAAAAATTATATTTTATATGTGGCTACGACTTGTAGCTTGGTGTTTGGTGGTTTTTTTGATTACTCGACTTTATATCTTAGTGGCACAATGGGTACACCCTATGTAAAGGGTAATCAAGTATTAAAAAATGATTACAATTATACTATAGGTTTAAGAAAGATTGCACTGTTCCCATACCAATCAAGATCAAGATTTTATAAAGGTAATGAATCATCATTAGCAGATAAAGCAGTAATAGGTGCAGTGAATGGTTGGGAGTATCTATTTAAGTATTCAGATGTTAGAAATAGGAATAATGAGTTTAAAGATACTGAAGTATGGCTTAAATGGTCAAATGATAATTGTGTAGTTAAAAGCAAGTATGTTAATAAAGAGAGTAGAGATTTAGAATTTGCAGAGCTAGATATTAGATACAGGAAGCACTTTTGGTTTATTGACTTTACAACAGGCTTTACTGTAAAAGGACATCCTGTATATGGTCATCCTGCAATAGAAGATTATGAAGGTTTTTGGTGGGATTTAGCTTATGAATATGGCTATGAAGATAACTTAGTGCCTGTAACAGATTTAAATCAGAATGGAGAGATTGACAATTATTACATATTTATTGAAACTGATCCTATTACAGAAGAAGGGTATTGGGAAATGTATTATGAGGAAGCTGATTTCTTTTGGACAGATGCTGACTCCAATGCAGTTGCATATTCTGATGCAGAGTTTTACGAATATCATCTCCCAAATATAGTTGCACAATATAATGAAGATAATGAAATTAAAGAATACCAAGCAGAGCTGTATCAAGTTATAGGACTAGATATATTGATGGGTTCAAGAGAAACTAGATTTTACTCACATATTTGGCTTAATGTGTTCCCACAATCTTATGGCTTAACAGATAAATCATACAAAGGAAAAGAAAGTCAGTATGATATAGGAATGTTGTTTGGTATGAGTCTAACAGACAATATAGGTCTGTTTCTAGAAGGAACAAAGGCAAGTTTTTATGGTAAAAATGAAGAGTATATCTCTACAGGAGTTAATTGGAGGTTTTAATTGCAGGAAATAACAGCATTTTGGTTAGGGTTCTGGGTTGTATTTTTGGGTGGTTTATTGTTATTTTATGCTACTGGAATGATAGGAGAATAAATGCTACAAGGTATTTTAGTTAAAAAAGTTTTAGATCTTGTGTTAAAACAAATCTTTAAACAATTTGATTTAAATAAAATAAATAAGTATGTTGAGGAAGACAATGAGCTTGACAAACAAATGAAACAAGTTCAAAAAACTATTTCTAAACAAGGTAAGTATATAGAAGAGTTGGAAAAAAATGTAGCAATCCTAGAAAAATACTCTCATCCTCCAATAGATGGATTAGAGAAAAGATTAAAAAAACTAGAAAAGGAGAAATAAATGTTATCATTTATAACAAGTAACTGGGAATGGTTTTTATTAGGTTTATATGTTTTAGAAAAAGGTATTAAACTAAGCCCATCTAAGAAAGATGATTTAGTTTGGGACATGGTATTAAAGCCTATTGTTGATAAAATAAAAGGCTAAAATGGCATCAAGAAGAACTGAAATACGAGCAGATAGATTTGAGTCTAAAAGAAAAAACCCTATAAAATTAGGCGATGATTCTAATATAGATACAAACCTCAAGCCTGTTAAAATAGGCGATAAAAACAGTATTTTAGAGCTTTCTGATAGTGAATTAAAGGTAAGAGGAACTATTGATGCCTCAGCTATAACAGTAGATGGGGCATCTGTTCAAACAGAAGTAGATGCAGGAAAGATTTTAGGTTATACTTGTATTGATGATTATGCAGTACATTATTTAGAAACATCTTTCACTGTAGAAGATGCAGGTCATAAGGTTACTTTTACTGCACCACCTAGTGGTAATGTAGAAATAGAATTTACAGGATATTTTGACAGAACAAGCACATCTGATGTTACTGTATTTGCAGGGCTAAGTGATAGCTCTACTTATAATTCAGTAGGTAATACATACGAATATGATTATGGTGGTGTTAAATCAGATGATGAGATAGATGATGAAATTATAACTTTTAAGTGGTGTGTTTCAGGATTACAAAAAGGAGCATCAATTACATACTATCTAGGCTTGAAGTCTAGTGATGCTACTGCTGTTCTTATAAAATATGGTTATAGATCAAGCAATGGTTTAGCTTATCAACCTTTTATAATGAAAGCAACAGCATTACCTTCAACAATTTATGATGGAACTTAGAAATAACAATGGGAGCAAAAATGGATTATGATAAAAAAATAGAAGAGTTAGAGCAACAATTAAAAGGCATTGAAACTGCTTATATTAAATGCATGGGTACGATAGAATATTTGAAAGCTGAAAAGAAAAAAGCTGAAGAGGGGAAGAAAGATAAAGGTAAATAATGGCTAGTTTTACAGATAAAAAATTAAGTGAGGTTTATAAAGACATACTTCATACTGATAATTCTAACACTGGTATTGACTCCAACATAAAACAAATTAAGTGTGGAGATGGAGATACAAGTGCATTATATTTATCTGATAGAAACTTAAAAGCACAACCATCAACTGATTCGACTACTAATAGTGTTATATGTGATGCTGATGGAAATGCATTATTAACTGTAGACTCTACTAATGATTTAGTTAAAGCAGGGATAGGACAGCATACTGTCAATACACAATATGCATATTTTGGTGTATCGTCAGGCATAGGAGCTAATTATGTAGTTAATAGACATCATGTGTTAGCATTTGGTGGTAATAACCAAACTGATGCTTTAGCAGATAATTTTGTGTTAGGAACAGGAACTGATCCTGCTACAACATTTACAACAGCAGATGGTACAGGTACAGATGCTTCATTGATAGTGCCTTGTATGTGGCTTGTGCCTGATAATATAACTATTGATGCAGTATATTCTTTAGAAGGTGGTGATAATGCAACAGGTGCTACGACTCGTATGCACCTTATGTCTTATACATTTAATTCAGGTTCTACATCAGCTTTAGCAGATGGGATATTATTAGCACATAATTCAGATGTGACTAATGCAGGTAGTGAACAAGCCTATAAAAGCACATGGACAGTAGATAGTGCTGATGTAGCAGGTAATAAAGTAATTTTAGCAACATTTTTAACAACAGATGCGACAGGCGATTATTCTGCATCTGTTATAGTAAAATATCATTTAAGGTAAAAGGAGAAAGTTTTATGGCAGACTATAGCAACCCAAGAGGTATGGGTAACAATCTACCTGTAGTAGATACAACTACTAATGGAAGAGCAGAGATGATAGAGCAGAATATTAAGGTTGGAAGCACTGTAACATCTGTTTATTCCTCTAGTGTTACAGCAGCAAAAGGAGTCTTAGTTGCTCCAGAGTCTATAGAGATTTCAAATACAGGTGGTGCAGGTGCATCAGTATTAATGAAACTTAGTTATTGGACAGATGGTAATACAAAAGGAACATCACAATATTTGCAATTTTTAATTGGGGCAGGGGAAACTGTAAGTTTTCCTATGTCAAGAGTTATAATATCTCAAGATGCAGACACTATGTATAATGGAACTAAATTAGACCAAGCAGCACCTAACTCTAATATGTATATAGATTCAACAGTAGATTCTAACGATGGGACAGGAGATGATATAACAGGTTCTGCAACAAACACAAATTTATTCCTAGAAGCTGACAACGATACAAACTTTTTTCATGTTGGGGATTTAATACGAGTTAATGATGAAATCATGGAAGTTACTGCTGTAGGAGATGACTCTGATGCTGCTAACACTAACTTAACTGTTATTAGAGGCACTCATGGTTCTACTGCTGCTTCAGACCATGCAGATGATGCTGCGATTAGACTTCCTTTCTTTAATGCTTATCATAATTTTACTGCTGCAACTGGGGGTTATGATGTTCCTCAGACAGATAATGATGGTAAATTTAAAGCAATGAATTTCTTTGGATATGGAAGAGCTAATACATTGCATAGCTCAGGTATATTACCAAGCTCTGTTTCAATTAAATTCTACAATGCAGGTTATCAAGAATTAGGTCTTTCAGGAATAACTCCTGGAACTAACACAGGTCTTACAGCAGGGACTACATATCAATTTGATATAAATGTAGATGGAGCAGGAGATTTCGATGTTCAATTCACAGTAGATGCTAACAATACTAATTGGGGTGGTCGTAATGGTGTGTTAAGTAAAATACAACAAGTTTTTAATGATGCTTATTATGCATCAGGTAATTTATTTGAAAAGAAAGTAACTGTGGGCATAGTTAATGGAGATGTAAGATTTACTTCAGGTCAATGTCTTTCTTCATCCTCTATAGCCCTAAGTGACTCATCAGGAGCAAGCACAGATGTTTGGGGAGTTGGAAGATTCCCTACTGTAGCAAAATTAGCAACAGCAGTAGCTGCTAAACTTCCTGATGATACAGTTCCTACTTCTAAAACAGAAGAATCTATGGTCAATGAGTCAGCTTTTATGTTTGACGATGGAGAAGGAAATTTTGTGGGGGCAGGAACAGGGACTATAAACTATGAAACAGGAGCTATTGATTTTACAGCAAAGCCTAATGCAGAGTTTGTAGTTTCAGCTAGATATGGAAGTGTTATGACAGGAAAAGTAAGTATAAGATCTGCAAATACAATAGATGACATTTCAGTTCGTAGTCTTAACAACTTGTTAGACACAATGATAAATATTAAAGTTAAAGGTTATCCTTTAGTTAAATAGGAGGAAGAATGGCAACAGCACCAACATACTGTACACACAGGCAATTAAAGGATGTATTTCCTCAATTAGATTCATTTGACAATAAAAGAGCATTGTATGGATGGAAAGAAGTAACAACAAATAAATATGCTGCACATAATAGTGGATTAACAACTCAATTGTTTGCTGATGGAGAAGATTTAGGGGCAGCTCAATCTGCACATACTGACTTAAATGTTGAGGGAGAATGGTTTTATAATAGTGCTGAAGATATAACTTATTATTATTCAGCAAATTCTCCAAATGATAAACTTATGGAAGCAGGAGAAGAATTTTCTACATTAATCACAAGAATAACAGCTAATGCTAGTAGATATTTAGATGCTAAGTTAGATCCTAATTTACCTAAAGAACAGTTAAAAGATAAAGAAGGTAATTATGATTATATAATAGTAAGAACAACTGCATTATTAGCAGCAGTATTTCTCATAAGAAGCCATGACCCAACTTCAGAAGTTGCAACAGCAATGATGGAAGATGCAATGGGTAATATAGATGCTTTAAATAAAGGAGGAGCTGCACTATCATGGCAAACAACTGGAGACTCATCAAAAGGAGTTATAAGAGATGTTACTTATACATCAGGAAGCATAAGACCAGTAGATACAAGAGGAAGATGGTCAGGCTCTTGGGACTTAATAAAGATTAAGGTTATAGTTGGAGGTGTTCTTGGAACTGCTACTTATTCTGTTTGGGTTAAAGATGGAGAAAGTTTAAAGAATAGACAAGTTATAACTGCTGAAAAGATTACAGGAGATTATCAACATATTGCTAATGGCATAGAAATAAGATTTGGTGGGTCAGCAGACGATAGTGTTGCTACTGCTAATGATGAATGGGAAATGGAAGTAGCAGGATGGAGAGAAGAAGTAGATAATTCATCAATAAATTCAGTTAAAATGACACGAGGTGGAACTAGAACTGTCAGATTTGGAAAATATTAAGAATGGCAGTAAATTTCACAAACAATTGGAAGAATATTTTAGACAAGTTAGAGTCTGTTTTGGAAGCAGAATTTAAAGGTGCTCTACCTGTTTATAAAGGAAATACTGTACCTAAAGGTGTAAATCAAGCATTGCAACTTATACCTACAGGAACTGTTTTAAATGAGTACAATATAAATTCTGAATTAAGAGAATACTCTGTTACTTTGAGGTTTATATTTGCAGAGGTTAATGTTAAAGAAACTGCTCTTGACCACATACTTAGGTATGTTTCTCGTATAGAAGCATTAATACACGATAATATGACTATGACTTTAACAGATTCTACTAATGCAGTAAATTGTAGATTTGAAAGTACAAATTTAAACTCAGATGAAGATTCTGGTGTTTATGTGACAGAGTGGGATTGGAAATGTCAGCATTTAAGTAATGTAGCATAAAGGAAACTTATGAAGATAAAATTAAAAGATAAAGATAATCCTATAAAACAACTTTGGTGTTTTATGTATTCAGGTTATGAATCATCTGTAATAGATCAAATAAACTCAGGCAAGCAAGTGGAAGTTGATAAAGTTCCAAAGCCTGCTTGGGATTTTGTAGAAAAAATTGAAATAAAAAAAATGAAAAAGAAAAAGGAGAGTAAGTAATGGCTATTAATACAGCAGCTTTTTCACCTAAACAGTTTCAAGTTTTAATAGCTGAACAAGATGCTTTTGGAACAATTGAAGCAGGGGGTGGAAATCCATATCATGCCTTAGATGTTGATTCTGTGGGAACACCATCTTTAAATCCAACACAGGTTTTAGATGTTAGGACAGGCAGTAGAGTTTTACAAAAAGAAGATTTTTTCCAGGATGTGAAAACATCAGTAAAGGAAATTTCAGTATCAGGTACAGCAACAACTGCTGCACTTGATATGCTTTTAGAAAATATAATGGGAGAAGCAGAAGGTTCTGCAAGTGGAGTATACACTTTTGCATCTAATGCAGGAGTTCAATCTGTAGGTAAAACTGACTCTAGTCAAGCAGGAACACTTCTTTCTGTAGTTATAAAATCACCTTTAACTGATACAGATTTATCATTTAAAGATTGTGTTGTTACATCTCTAACATTAAATGGCGATGTAGGAACAGAAGGTGGTAGAGTTAAATTTTCTGCTACACTTCAAACAGGATCAGTTGTAGAAGATTTATCAGATGAATCAACAACAGTAGATACTTCTTTTGGTGCTAGTGAAAATTACTTTATGAGTAGTTGGTCTGACACTTCTTATAGAAAAATATATGGAGTTGATGATTTAGTTATGAGCACATTTTCACTAACTTTAGAGAATCCTGCAACATTTTCAGGTATTTCAAGCACAGGATATGAAGTTGTATCAAGAGCAGGTGAGTTTTCAGCTACTTTAGATGTGTCAGTTAAATACGATGTTAATACTGAACCATTAATGGCATCTTTCAACAACCAAACACAAGATGGTTCTACAGCAGCACAAGCTACATTGCTTAACAATGATTCTAGCTTAAATGATGGTGCTTTTGGCATAAGTATTCCAAAATCATTTTTAACTAATGTTGCATTTAATGAAGGCGATGTGATGATGATGGATGTTTCTGTTAAAGCAGTTGGAGATGGTTCTAATGCTTTAGTAGAAGTTGCATGTTAAATTAAATAAAAAGGGAGCAGTATGAAAATCAAACTCAAGTCAGGGAAAGAGGTTGTTTTAAATGACCTTACAGTAGATGAAAGAGATGAATTATTAGATTCTGTTGATTATGATAATTCAGATGGTGTTGTTAAAATAAAAATGGTACACTCTACAATGACAAAGTTTATTAGAGTGGGTGTTAAAGGTTCTGATGATAAATTTATAAAATCATTAACCTTTGCTGATAAAACTGAAATATTTCAACTCATACAAGGAGATCTACTTAACCTGGGGGAAGAAGAAGCCTCAGACTAGCTTTAAATGTTATGTTTGAGGCTTGTCAAGGATGTCAGTATGAGGAATATCCTTACGAAGCTCAGATACCTGTAGTAGTTAATGGAAACCGACCAATTTGGAAGTTTGAAAGTGATAAAGATGTTTGGGAGGTTATAGATTTAATAATAGAGGAAGTAAATGAGTCTAATTCTAAAGGCAATGAGTTTGATATTGTATCATCAATACAAGCACAGTTGCCTTTTTTTACATGCAGTAATGCAGTATATAGCAAAGAAGACCAAAAAGATATACAAAGATACTTATACTGCGAAAAGTTTAATGTCCCTGCATATAAAGGGAGCTATGGTGAACAGCCATGTTTATGGGTAGATAAAGCATTTGTTATAAGAAATGCATTTGCAAAGTTAGAGAAAAAACAAATTAATAAGGTAAAACAGGATGGCAAAACCAGAATTAACAATTAAATTTAAAGCTGACTCCAAGTCGCTAGAACAAGCCTTAAAAAACTTAAAAGCAGGTACTGACCAGTTAAAGCAAGCTACTGTTGTATTAACAAAATCGCAGAAGAAAAATAACCAAAACCAAGAACTAGCAAGTGCAACAATAAAACAAAATATAATAGAATTTAATAGACTTAAAGGAAGAATAGATTTAAGTTCTGGTAGTTTAAAAAGCCTTGGACTTAACATGACAGTAGTAACTAAAGCATCACAAGGCAACAGTAAAGCATTAGCCTTGGTTACTAAAGCATATAATAGGCAGCAAAGAGATATAAAAGAAGTTTTAGATGTAAATCAAAAAAAATTAGCTCAAGACAAAGAAGTCGTAAAGGTTGAAAAGAAAAAAGAAGTTGCTGTTAAAAAAGTCAGTAAAGCTATTTCTACACAAAGTAATCAATTAAAAACAGCAAAATCTTTTCAAGATAAATTTTCAAAATCTACAAAAAGAACAACTAGAAATTTAAGAATACAAACTGGTGCTTTTGCTACACTTCGTTCTAATTTGCTGTTATATTCATTTGGAGTAGGTCTTGCTCAAAGAGCAATGATACAGTTTGTAGAAAAATCATCTAAAGTAGAAAACCTAGAAAGAGGATTTGATAGTTTAACACAAACAATAAATTCAAGTGGAGATTCTCTTTTAAAACTTCAACAAGCAACAGATGGCACAGTTAGTAGAACTGACTTATTAACACAAGCAAACAATGCTATGATGCTTGGTGTTGTTGAAAGCGATGAAGAAATGGCTCAGTTATTTGACACAGCACAAAGGCTTGGGCAGGCATTAGGTAGAGATACAGTAAGTTCTATTGAATCTCTTGTAACTGGTATGGGAAGACAATCAAGGCTAATGCTTGATAATCTTGGTATTATAGTTAAAACTGAAGATGCATACAAAGAATATGCAAAATCAATTGGTGTTTCTACAGCAAATCTAACAGATCAACAAAAGAAAACAGCATTTAATGTAAAGGCTTTAAGTATTGCTGAGAAAATGGTTAAAGATTTAGGTAAAGAAAACTTAAATACTGCTTCTGACTTACAAAGAATGGAAACTGCTGTCCATGACTTAGCTGTAGTTTTAGGAGAAGTATTAGAACCTTCTGTTAAATTAGTAGCTTCTGCTTTACAAACAATTTCAAGAAACATGAATGCTGAAGTGTTGAAAGTTTATGCTGGTGCAATAACCTTAACAGCAACAGCATGGGCTGGGTATACTTTTGCTATAACTGGAGCAACTGTAGCTACGAAAACTTTTTTAAGGGTAACTAAAATTGGAGTTTTTCTTGCGATTGCAGGAGGAGTTGCAGAAATGACTACAAGATTTTTTGGGTTAAGAGATTCTGTAGATGATGCAGATGATGGAAGTGAAAAATATAATAACACTTTATCTAAATTAAATGAAAATACTAACAATTCAGTAATATCAATTTTAAATCAAGTTAAAAGCTATGAAGAATTGTTAAAGATAGGACAAAAACATAATACAAATCAACTTAGAATAGCACAAGCAGATAAAAAAAGAATTGAAGAATTAATTCTCTTGAAACAAGCAGAGATAGAATCAGCAAAAACTGCTATTGCTTCAAGTAAAGATATAGGAACACAAAAAAACCAAAATTTAATAGCAGCACAAACTGATTTAGCTTTTGCTAAAACAGAAGCAGTAAAAAGAAAAGCTATTTTAGATGAATTACTTGAAAAACAAAAGAAAAATTCAAATATAGTTGTTAAAGGAATATTTGAGGCTAAAGAAGCATATATATCTTCTCAAAAAACAATAGAAGATTACGAGAAAAGAGTAGAAAAACTTTCAAAAATAAGTGATGCAGCAGCTTCAAATATGGGTGCTGATCAAATCAAAATAATGCAAGAAGAATTAGAAGCATTAGGATTTTCGTTAGAAGAAACAAATGCAATTATTGAGGGAATACAAGACTCTCAAATGCAAAAAAGACAAGAAAGAATAGATAATGCTGTAGAAATGGCTAGTGCTGTTACTAATATTGCACAATCTTATGCTGATCTTGAAATGCAACAATCAAAACAAGCACAAAAAGAAGAACTTAATGCTGCAAACAGTATAAGAAATGAAAGAATAAGACAAATAGAAATTGATAAAATCAATAAAAAATATGCTGCTGAACAAGAAAAAATTAATGAAAAAAGCAAAAGAGCAAAAAGAACTCAAACTGTTATAAATACTGCTGTTGGTATAATGGAGGTATGGGCAGATAAAAGTGCTGGTTTGTTTACTAAAATAGCTATGTCTGCTTTAGTGGCAGCAGCAGGAGCACAACAAATTAAAGCAATTGATGCACAGAAATACCAATATGGTGGATTAGTTGGTGGTAGAAGACATTCTCAAGGTGGGACTATGATTGAAGCAGAGCAAGGTGAGTTTGTTATGAGTAGAGAAGCTACTGAGGCTGTAGGTATAGAAAACTTAAATAGAATGAATGCAGGTTTAGGTGGTGGAGGTGGAGCTAGTATTGTTATAAATAATCCTGTTTTAGGCAAAGATACTATAGAAGATGAGATAGTTCCACAAATAAAAGAAGCACTTAGAAGAGGAGGTTCTATTGCTTAATTTAGACAATTATCCTGAATTTAAATCAGATATACAAGGTAATGCTACTAATATACATCCTGTTGTTAAGATAGATACAAATCCTCCTATTTATTTATCTCAAAATGCAGAAGTATTAGAAGATGATGGATTCCCTGTTCAATTTCAAGCATTAAACCTTAAAATACCTTCTATTAAAGAATCTGTTGATATTGAAAACAGAAACTTTAAAATAAATAATGTAACTCTTACATTAGCAAATATAGATTATTTTACAGAAGATGGAAGTAAAATCTTGTTTAGTGATTTGTTTAATGAGGTAGATTTTTTAAATGCTGATGTCCAAATATATTGGAAATCTCAATCTTGTACAACATTGCAACAATGTTTACCTATATATAAAGCTATTGTCAAAAGAGTTTCTCACGATTACAACAACATTAAAATTATATTAGAAGATCTTACAGAATCTGTTATGCATAAAAAAGTACCTATTGGAATACTAAGCTCTGAAAATGCATACAGAGAAGAAGATATAAATAAAACAATACCCATGGTATTTGGTGAGATTGAAAAAGCACCTTGTGTACTATACAAAGATATAAGTTTAGATACTGTTAATCTTAAAAGAATATATACTTTAGTTGATAGGTTTGAAGTTCCTGTAATAAATGGAATTGTTAATTCTTTAGATGGTTATAATAATGTTAGTGGAAATTTTTCAGGAAGTTCTGATTTTTTATATGTTTATTCAGGGGCTTATTTAAAAGTAATGAAAAATTTATCAGGACATCCTAATTTAGATGAAGGTGTTGATTTTTCTGCTCCTTCTTCTCCTGGAGTGCAATTGTGGCAAAGTTATACTCCTGGTAATCCTGAAGTAACAACATATCTTAGAGCTACATATGATGGCTTAATACCTACAAACACAATATCTATGGGTATAATGCAAGTTGTTTATAACAATAAACCAACATCTTTAAGTTTAGCAAATGTAGGTTCAACAGGAATACATTTTTCAGGAGGTAATGAATCTCAATATGCTAACATAGGTATAAATTGGCAACATGAAAACGAAGGTTTTTCTATAACAAACCCTGAGTATGGAATAGATGGGGATTCTAGTACATATGCTAATTTTCCACCATATGACAGCTCTAATTTAACTGAATTTGCAACCACAGATGATGGTTTTTTCCTTATGAATCATTTTTATAATGGTTCTTATACAAGTAGTAATTTTAATACTTCACAAACTTTTTCGTCTAGAGCGATGAATGGTAGTTGGGATGAAGAAAATCCTGAAATATCTGATAATGAAAAATATTGGCATTGGCACAGAAATGCAAATAGATTATTAGGCACTGACTTAGCTAATAAAGTTGAATTTATATGTATGCCTGATGCTAAAAAACTATATGATTTATTTTCAATATGGTATAATAATGAAGTTGGAAGCTCTAGGCCATTAAAACCTTGGGGTTCTTGGTCACAAATAACAAGTTATGATTGGCCTGACAGTTTTGGATCACTAGTAGAAGTTGATCCTTGGTCTACTAACCAATTTAGAGAAAGAGCTAACATAACAAATCATTTTTGGGGAACACCTACAGATTTTAACCAAAGACCTTATTTTTCAGGAGGACTTATTTTCGTTAATGATGATAGATTGCAAATGACAGATTTTGAAGACGACCAATATGAGTCAGATGATTATAGTCAGACTCATGTTCCAAATTATTTATATGGATTTTCAAGAAATCTTTCAGGGGTTGATATCAATTCATATAACATGCATGCATGGCTAACTTTTTCTAAAGATTTTAATGGTGATCCTATTAATGGTTATGACTTAAATGGTCTTCCTGATGCTAATCCTATTTATATAGATTTTTGGGATTTAATGGAATATCATGGTTTTACATATGATGACTTTCCAAGGTACAGAATTACAGGTTTGATTAATAGGAATAATTACTTTTATGGTGGTAGTGGTACAGGAGTTTGGCATGTTCCATATGACATAAGACATTTTAAAGATGATTTACAGGTAGAATGGAATGGAGTTGATCCTAATTTTTGGCAAAATACAGGTTCAAGGTCAGGAATGAATCAGCCTTGGGATGCTTACAATGGTGGTAGTGGTATGGGCTTTACAGCAGGAGGACAATTTAGTTGGTATCTTACAGGATCTAATGATGGAGGAATAAAACGAGATGCACAAGGATGGCATAATTATTTTTGTGATAGTGGATGGCATATGCATTTTACAGACAGCTACCAATTTGAAAACTCAGGTGTTACTGCACCTAAAGGTTTAATGATGCCAGGAGCAATAGGAATGCCAATTTTTAAAAACCTTAGTACTTGGAATGGTATTGCAAGTGAGATGACACAAGAAAGCAATAACAGCTCAGGCATGAGGGTTATTTCAAAAAGCAAAACTCCAGGCATAGTTATGAGTGAAGCAGGCAGTAATTACTTTAACATGAATATAACTGGAAATACATTAACTACATTTGGTTTTTTATCTACCTTAAATGCTGAAGTAGATGATGCTATAGAAGGTTCAGGGTTTAGTTATTTAGATGCAGAAATTTATTTTGAAAAAGACAGCAACATACCTATTGTAAACGAACTTGGTAATCAAACTATTAAATTAATTCATTTTGGAGTAGATATTCCTGATGCAGGTTCAGGAGGAAATATTGAAGTTCTTGAGTTAGGTACTTTAAGTAGTAGGAATTTAGGTAATATAGATGTTGGAGTAGACTATCTACAGCCTATTTATGATACTAACGACCCAACATCAGTTGATGGTTGGACTGATAGCATAAATCCTGATTTAGATTGGGATATTCCGAGTAGATTTAATGCCACAATGATTGGTTTTTTATTTGAATATACAAATAGAGAAGATAGTATAAACTTTAGAGCAGAAGTTAGCAGAATGAGCATGAAGCATGTTTTTGAAATAGATAATATATTTGATAAAAACTTTTACTTAGAAACAAGAGGTAGAATGGATGATAATATATTAGAAGGAACTCCACCAACTTCAGTTATTAGACATATTATAGAAGAAGAATTAGGGTTACAAGTATCTTTAGATACTCCTAGATTTAATGATATTGATAGTTTTTTAAGTGGTGGTAATTGGAGTATGGCTTTTTCACAAACAGAGCAAATGGAAGCTAAAAAACTTGTACAGGAAATAGCTAAAAACTCTCCTATAATACCATTATTTAGATCTGATTCAACATTGAGTATGGCTATTATAAAAAATGATTATACAGAAGAAGATGTTAATACTACAATATTATCTTCAGATATTATAAAATCATCTTTTGATAGAACTAAAATTGAAAATGTTAAAACGATGGTTTCAGTAAAACATACAAGAGATTATGAAACTGATTCATATGAAAAAACATCTTATGTTAGTGCTTATGATTTTTATGGAAATGGGGATAAAGGTTATCCTAATGGATATAAGAAAAAATATTATGGTTTAGATAAAAATAATCCTGGAGATTCTGTATTAGAGTTTGAAAGCAAATACACTAGATACCCTGTTGGTTATACAGGAGAGTATTTTGGGACATCAACACCTGAAAAATTAAGAGATTTTACTTTAGCATATAATTGCAATCAACACAATATTATTAAATTTAGAGTTCCTATAAAATATGCTAATCTTGAAGTCACAGATATAATCAGGTTTGATTCTTTGATAGAAAACATGAGGCTATATGGGGAAGATTATACACAATCTTATATTAGAAATGGTCAAGAAATTTATCCTTATTTTATGATAACAAATATTACTAAAGATATTAAATCTATAAACATAGAATGTATACAAATGCACAATTTAAATAGAAACGACAATGTTCTTTCATCAGCAAGTGGTGATTTTAATATAACAGGTTTAACCAACCAAACAGACTATGATGATTTAAGTCAACATTTACTTTATCCGAGTCAGTATATATCTGAAGGACAGCTATATAATTGTGATATGAATGGAGATAAAGTTATAGATAGTAACGACTTAGCTATTTTAAATGAAATTTTAAACCCTGAATTTATTCCTGAACCTGAAGAAGAAGAAGATGTTATTGTTGATGAGTATAATTTTGTAGGAACAGCTACTTTAAGATTACCAAGAAATAGTAATGGTGGAATGTATCGTGATATACTAAGGGATGACAATACTTATGCTCGAATGTATATTCAAAAAGGATGGATAACAACTGGTTCTTATCAATTATCTGATCAAGGTTGGGCTGGGGTTTATGACAGAGGTGTTGATATTTTTGAAGAAGGTGAAGGTCGTAATATTTTCTTAAATGAACCTGATATATTTAACACAGGCACTACACAGATACAAACTAATGATGATATAATGAATCAATTAACCCCAAATCAACAAAATTATTATACAGGAACAGGTGCTGGTTTAAACCCTTTTGAAAATTGGCACATGAAAATAGGAACTGAGTGGGTTCGTATATATAATTCATTGACACACACTTATGGTGAGTTTGAGTTAGCAGGTGCATCTCTTTGGGTTCAAAGAGGAATGTTTAATACAGACATAGTAGAACATGAAGCAGGTGAAGAGGTTTTAATTTATAGTGGTGAACCTCCATCAGCAGATATATAAGAAAGATAAAAATGTCATTTAAAAGAAATATGAGAATAAGAAAAAACAACTTTAGAAACACAAATAGTGTTACTGAAGCAACAATTAAAACAGAAATTGTAGACAATGAAGTATCTACTATTGATTTTGGGGTTAATGGGATTGTGAAGTCTATAGATATAAGTTATATTGGAGAGGTTTACGATCTTGTTTTAGCAACAAAAGGTATTTCTTTTGTTCATAATCCAAGAACTAAAGAAATCAATATAACTAATCGTAAAAAATTAAACCTTAATGGTTTAAGTTTGTTGAAGTATAAAGGGATTATAAATGAATTTCATCTTGTTAAAGTTTATAATTGGGGAAGTGCAAGTATAATGGCTGACAAGGAAGCACCATCATATACTAAAGAAAATATTCAAAACAATGAAAATGTAATAGGTACAAGTGGAGAAATTTTAAGTTTTAGACCTAAAGGAGGAAGAATTTAATGGCATATAGTAGTGTAGGAAGACCAGTATTTTATATAGATAATTATTTGTATCACAAAACAATAGGAACATCGTTTACTAAAGAAATGCCTTTTCCTGAAAAAACATTACAATTAAATCCTGTTTTTGGAGATCAAGAATTAGGTCTTTTGCTTTATGATGCAAGTCTTCCAGTTAATCAATTAGAATACGATTTTAGTGGTAATATGAATTATTACATAGCTTTCTTAAATCATGTTAGGGATATTAACCAACCTTTGAGTTTTTTAGATGACATGACTAATGTTACAGGTGATTTTACAGAGGTTTTAAATGGAAATGGAGATGGGAGTTTTATATATCCAAATAATGGCTCTACTATATTAACAACCTCTTCTTTGCACGAGAATCTATTTTTTCTCCATGAAATATTTGGCTTTAATTATATGAAAGTTGGTTCTGTGAGTATGGGTATTCAATACACCATGCCTCATTCTCCTGATTTAAAGCTAAGTATGGAAATAGAAATGGATGGTATTGATACTACAACTACATCAGGTGGTGGAACTATATCTAATGTTAAATATACAGGTAATCCTCTATGGATTAATGGTGATAATAAAACAAATTGTTTTGATGTATATGGAGAAGATGGATTAGATGTCATACAAACAGGAGCTAGAAGAAATGGTAGAAAATCCTGGAATCTTAAATTCTCTTATATGAGTGAAACAGATTTATTTTCATCTAACCCTAAAGGTGGTAATTATACTGAGCATCCTGCTGATTCTAGTTATAATGATGGAGATTTATCTTCAGGAGCACAACATTCAGAAAATACATTAGCATTTAATATTGAAACAGATGATTCATTCTATGCACAGGTATGGAACAAAACACTAGGAGGTGCTTTGCCTTTTATATTTCAACCTAATAGTAATGATAATGATGACTTTTATATTTGTAGGTTTGATCAGAACTCTTTAAGAGTATCTCAATCTGCTTATAAAGTCTATGATATATCTGTTAAAATAGTGGAAACTTGGTAGTTACCAAAGAGGATTCTCTTTTATAATTTTATACTTCTTAGCATTATGCTTTCTTGATTCTTCTAACTTACAAGGCTTGCATATTCTCTGTATTCCAGGATAGTTATGATACTTAACTCTATTCTCATAAGTAATTTTCTTATCACATTTTCTACATATTTTCATCTAAATACCTATCAATATCCTTTCCTGCTATTTTTTTAAATTGTAAGTATTTTTTATAATCTTCAAGAAAATCATCTAATCTTAATAATATGTAATTTTCGCCCCTATCTTCTCTTACTACTACTGCATCTACAAAGATACTAGGTTTTAACCATTTTGCTATGTTTTTTCGCCTTTTAGCCTGTATTCTGAGTTCTCCATGAGCTAAACAATCAACTTCTTCGTGATGACCTAGTGCTTGACCATTAGATCCCCATGCTCTTTTACATTCAATTCCTGATTCTTCAAACTTAGCTACAATTTCTCTTTCGTAGGTATTACCTTTTACTTTACTTGGATGTGCCATTTTTCTCCTTTTTAATCTTTTCGTTTTCTTTTTTAAGTTTAAGTGCAAACTTCTTCATAGCTTCTTCAGGTGTTTTACTTGGTTTTCTTATTTTCTTTTTACAAATCTCACATATCATCTTTCAATTCCCTTATTCTCTCCTCTAATGTTTCTACATCATCAAGACCATTAAGTTGTATAACCATATCTGTCATTGAAGACATACACCAAACACAAAAAGCTACAGGAGATATACCAAAGTAACCAACTACATCTCCATTGTCTTCTTCTATTTCTGAATTACATATATTACATTCTTGTTTCATTTTATAATCTCCCATGGAACACAATAGTATTCTCTATTATTATCAGGATATTGTTTAATCTCACAACCTCCTGCTATATTAAGAAATTTATCGTGTTTTATAAACTTGTATTCTTCGTATGTTGTAGAGTAAAAGAAATACATTAAAGGCATTATTTTATTCCACCTGCTATAATACTTAATGTTTTCTAATTTCATACCTAGTTCATCTTTACATCCCTTAACTTCTATAAAACAAGTATTTTTAGCAAACATAATATAATCAGGAGTATACCTAACCATCTTCTCAATCGTTATGAATTGATTACCTGGAATACCTGAGTTTAATTGATCTAATCCATATCTTATAAATCTAATGTGATTTTCAGCACATTTATCTTCAAATAATAATTCAGCAGTATTATTCTTTTTTCTTACATCAAATGGTTGTGTATAATCAGACATTATTCCTTTCCTTTTCTTTTTCTATCCACTTTTTATATCTTGGATTATTATTATAATTAGAGCCAAACATCTCTCTTACTGCACATTTTCTACAGATTAATCCTAAAAAATTATATGTTATTTCTGAATGCCACTCGTAAAAAGGGGCTTTCATTTTGTAGTTATCGCAACAAGAGCATCTCTGACTTAAATTCTGCATATATTTTATCATCTATGTTTACCTCCGATAAATCTCCACCTAACTCTATATATCTTTCTAAGCAGTTAAAAATCATTGATTTAGTTACCACAACTCCTGTTATTTTTGATTCATTGCCGATTCCTGTTTCACAATAGTTTCTTAATCTAAACCTATATGTGTCTAGGATCACCTGATGAGTTTTGTCCATTATTAGCCTTTCTTTTTTTGATACCCTTGTGGTGGTGAGGGAGTCGAACCCTCTCAAGCTAAAGGAATAATAAAAAAGCCTGAACCACTACCACCATATTACCACAAAACACTCCTCACTCCGACATGAAAAAACAAATAATATTAATCTGTTTTGTTTACTTTTATTCTACTTATGTCTTGTGGTAATTCTTTGTCACAATCTTCCATTGCTTCTTGCATTCGTTTAACTACATTAGCTGATGATTCGCCCATGGAAATTATAACATCAAACCCCTCCAATGCAATAGAAAGTTTCTTCTTTAGTGCTTTGTTTTCTTTTTGCAATTTTTCACATTCATCACTTAAACCTTTTATAATACCTGTTGGTTTTTGATTTATCATTTTTTACCCATCTTTTCTTTTGTTTCCTTTAAAAGTTGTTTAACCCAATCTTGTGGGGCAGAATCTACTTCTGCTTGTTTTAAATACTCATTCCTTTTTTTAATTTGCCGATCTATTTGCTTATCAACTTGTACAGGTATATTTCCACCATTTTCCATTGCTCTGCTGAGCCAATTATTTGTAAATCTTTTAAAATCTTTTTTTGCTTTATTTGTGTTACATAAAAGCCATGCTTCACATTTTTTTATGTTTTCTTGAATGTCTACATTTGGATATGCTTTTTTCCAAGTTTCAAGTAACTCTTGAGGGATATTAGAGTAGAACTTCTTGATTCGAGTGTTATAGGGATCAACTTTTTTACCACCATAGCTGAT